AAAATAAAACAACCCAACACAACTCAAGAAAATTCATACAAACAAACAAATTCGTATTTTCAAGCAATTCACTTTCAAGCAATTACAACATTTTCAATCACAAATGGCAACTCTAGACAACTGCACTCAAGTACACCACATGTTCGCTTACAATCGCGAACACGGAACAAACTACACGAGGAACCATTTTAGAAGGTACTTAGCAGCCCAGCGAATAGGCTTCTATTATGATTGGGACGATGATGTCTATGAATGTCCAACGTGTGAAGCTATATACCATTCTTTGGACGAAATAAAGAACTGGCATGAGTGCGACCCACCAGCATTCGACCTTAACGACTTCATAACTGATGCTAGGTTGAAATCAGCACCAGTTCCAGATCTCGGACCGGTGATCGTCGAAACCCCAAAAGTGGAGGAAAAACAAGAGCTTAACTTCTTCGCTGCAACCCCGGCACCTGAAGTGTTACAGTGGAAATGTAGAGGGTTGCAATTCGGTTCATTTACTGAACTTGAAACATCTGAGCCAGTTGTTTCGGCACCAAAGCCTAATTGTGAAGAGCCGGCTAGGACCATCGCAAAGCCAGAGGAGCCAGTCGAACAAGAGACCTGTGGAGACGGAAAAAGACTCCTTCAGGCGCAGATGGAAGTCGACAAAGCTGAACAAGATCTTGCATTCGCTTACCTAAGCGCTAGCCTAAAACCTAGGCTGGAGGGCAGAACTACTGCAACTATCGCAAGACGCAGGGATGGATGTTTGGTTTATAAAACCAAACCAAGCTGGTCGCAGAGGAAGGGAACAAAGAAGATCCTTAAGGTTGACACCCTAGCTTGCAAAAACCCATACATTCCAGCGGTTGTTGACAAGATTTCAATCGCAGGAGGCTCATCAGCTAGTGTGATGCACGAACAACAGAAACCTAAAATTCTGCACACTACACCATCAAGAAAAGTGGCCACGCATTATAAACGAACGGTGATGAACCAACAGACACTCACGGCTCTTATAAATCAAGTTGGCACGATTATACTAAACGCAGAGAAAGAGTTTGAAGTGGTGGGCTGCAGAAAGCAAAAAGTAACTGGCAAGGGAACTAGACACAACGGTGTTAGGCTGGTAAAGCTTAAAACTGCACATGAGGAAGGGCATCGGAGAAAAGTAGATATACGCATCCCCAATGGCCTGCGCTCAATTGTTACGCGTATTTCAGCTCGGGGCGGTTGGCACAAAACATGGACAGACTCAGAACTATCCCCAGGATCTAGCGGATACGTATTGAACTCGTCAAAAATCATAGGAGAATTTGGTTTAAGGCGACACAGTATATTCGTTGTTAGGGGGAGGGTATATGGTAAAATTATAGACTCGCAAAGTAAGGTCACACACACCCTCACGCACCGCATGGTTCAATACAGCGACGTCGCACGAAACTTCTGGAACGGATACTCAACTTGTTTCATGCACAACACCCCAAAGGACATACTCCATACCTGCACATCAGATTTTGATGTTAAAGATTGCGGCACTGTCGCAGCACTTTTAACTCAAACACTGTTTCAATTTGGGAAAATCACCTGTGGAAAATGCGCAATCGAGTACAAAAATCTAACGCGAGATGAGCTTGCCACGCGTGTTAATAAGGAGATCGATGGAACCATAATCAGTATTCAAACTCAGCATCCACGCTTCGTGCATGTACTCAACTTTCTCAGGTTAATTAAACAAGTGCTCAATGCTAAGAATGGGAACTTTGGAGCATTTCAAGAGACGGAGAGGATAATTGGGGATCGAATGGATGCACCTTTCTCACACGTAAATAAGTTGAATGCTATCGTCATTAAAGGTAATCAAGCAACGTCCGATGAGATGGCACAAGCATCGAACCATGTCCTCGAAATCGCGCGATATTTCAAGAACCGGACTGAGAACATCCAAAAGGGCTCACTAAAGTCATTCAGGAACAAGATCTCCGGTAAGGCACACTTAAATCCGAGTCTTATGTGTGACAATCAACTTGATAAGAATGGTGGGTTTGAATGGGGGCAGCGAAGTTACCATGCCAAAAGGTTTTTCGACGGGTACTTCGAAACCATTGACCCTTCCGATGGCTACAGCAAATACACCATAAGACGCAATCCAAATGGGCATCGAAAGTTGGCAATTGGTAATTTGATCGTCTCCACAAACTTTGAATCACATAGAAGAAGTATGGTTGGAGAACCAATTGAAGACCCTGGTCTCACTAATCAGTGCGTAAGCAAAGAGGGAGGTGCCTTCATCTATCCATGCTGCTGTGTGACAGATGAATATGGTAAACCAACATTATCTGAGATCAAAATGCCCACAAAGCATCATTTAGTCCTAGGAAATGCCGGTGACCCCAAATATGTGGATTTACCAAAGGAAGCGGAAGGAAAGATGTTCGTAGCAAAAGATGGATATTGTTACATAAACATTTTCTTGGCTATGCTCGTCGACGTCCCAGAGGATCAGGCTAAAGATTTCACGAAAATGGCACGCGAGATAGCAGTGAAACAGCTCGGGGAGTGGCCCTCAATGATGGATGTAGCAACGGCTTGTAATATACTGGCTACATTTCATCCAGACACCCGAAGATCGGAATTACCCCGAATCTTAGTCGATCATGCAACGAAAACATTTCATGTTATTGACTCATATGGTTCAATCACGACTGGATATCATATTCTGAAAGCCAATACCGTGACACAACTCGTCAAGTTCGCTCATGAATCACTAGAATCCGAGATGCAACACTACAGAGTCGGGGGGGAACCAGATAAAGCACCCAGAAAACCAGCTGGCAATGTTCCAACCCTAGGAATTTCAGACCTCAAGAACCTTGGAGTGGAATCAGAAAACGAAGAACACTCAATCCGACCAAATCTTCAAAGGTTAATCAAGGCGATCTACAGACCTCGAATGATGCGCAGCCTCTTAACAGAGGAACCATACTTATTAATCTTAAGTATTGTATCCCCTGGTGTTCTGATGGCACTCTACAACAGTGGTTCCTTGGAGCGGACAATGCATGAGTTCTTGCAAACTGATCAGAGACTGAGTGCCACCGCCCAAATCCTAAAACATCTAGCAAAGAAAGTTTCACTCGCAAAGACACTTACGATCCAGAACGCTATCTTGGAGGGTGGAGCAGGGTCACTGAATGAAATTCTTGACGCACCCGCGGGACGATCCCTATCATATAGACTAGCGAAGCAGACAGTGGAGGTGATGATGGCGCGGAGCGACATGGACAAGGAATTGGTGGACGTTGGATTTAGTGTTCTTAGGGATCAGAAGAATGAACTCATAGAAAAAAGTTATCTCATGGATTTGGAGGACTCGTGGCGCGCATTGCCATTGTGTGGAAAATTATCAGCAATGCGAGTCTCGCGGCGATGGCGGGACACCTCTACTCCCGAAGCAATCCCAACAGGTGCCGCAGATTTGAAAGGCAGATACAGTATCTCGGTTGGGTCTGTTTCCAAAAGCGCGATCTTGCACCTAAAGGGAATTTGCTCAGGCGCAGTAAAGAGAGTTAAAGACAAGTGGGTCGGAGTGCAAGTGCAAGGCGTGAAATGGTTAGCTAAATCAGTGCACTACATGATACCAGAGCTAACGAACATACTGAACGTTGGAACCCTCCTCCTAACACTGATATCGTTAGGCGTACGATTCCGGAGTCTGACTGGCCAGTTCAAAGAGATGAAGTATAAAGAGACGCTAGCAAGGGAGGAGGAACTACGTAAGCGCATACGCACCTACAACAGTACTTATTATGAAATCCACGGAAAGCACGCTGACGCCAAACAAATCACCAAGTTCATAACGCACCACGATCCAAAACTACTAGAAGTAGTTGAGTTTTACGAAGGTCCTGAAGAGGAAGAAGTAGAGCATCAAGCAAAGCGAGAGGACCAAGCTAATCTCGAACGTATTATCGCCTTTACAGCTTTAGTGATGATGATGTTTGATAGTGAGAGGAGTGATTGTGTGTACAGGAGTCTATCAAAGCTTAAATCATTAGTATCTACGTGCGATGATGATGTACGCCACCAGAGCGTTGATGAAATCATTGACCTGTTCGATGAGAAGAAAGAGACGATAGATTTCGAGATTGAAGGAAAAGAACTTTACTCTTCTCGCGTGGTAGACTCGACATTCAGCAAGTGGTGGGACAACCAATTGGTGCGAGGCAACACAATGGCACACTACAGAACAGAAGGGCACTTCATGACGTTCACTCGTGAAACAGCTGCGAGTGTGGCAGCCGAAATTGCACATAACGAGTATAGAGATATTCTCTTGCAAGGTGGTGTCGGCTCCGGCAAGTCTACAGGTCTCCCGTTTCACTTACACAAAAAGGGAGGTGTGTTACTCATCGAACCAACTCGTCCGTTAGCTCAAAACGTATACAAGCAACTTGGAAGTAATCCTTTTCACTTGTCACCAAATTTGCGCATGCGAGGTGCTTGCAAATTTGGGTCTAGCCAGGTAACTGTGGCCACGAGTGGTTATGCCTTACACTTCATAGCGAACAATGCGCAAAGTCTTAAGATGTTTGACTTCATCATTTTTGATGAATGTCACGTGTTAGATGCCAGCGCAATGGCGTTTAGGTGCTTACTGCAGGAGTTCGAATACCAAGGGAAGATCATAAAGGTGTCAGCTACACCACCGGGGAGGAAACTTGACTTCAAACCAATGCACATGGTCGATATTACTACAGAAAATGAACTATCAATACAGCAATTCGTCCAAGGCCAAGGAACCGGAGTAAACTGTGATGCAACAAAGAAAGGAGACAACATCTTAGTCTACGTTTCAAGTTACAACGAAGTAGACATGTTGAGCAAAATGTTAAATGACAAAGGCTACAAAGTGACAAAGGTTGATGGTAGGACGATGAAACTAGGGAGCGTGGAAGTAGAAACAGTAGGCACCCCACAGCGGAAGCACTTTGTAGTGGCAACCAACATCATAGAAAATGGCGTTACATTGGACGTCGATGTCGTGGTGGATTTCGGACAGAAAGTAGTTCCCATCCTTGATAGTGAGCACCGAATGATCCGGTATACAAAGAAAAGTATCACATATGGTGAGCGAATCCAAAGAGTGGGAAGGGTTGGGCGCAACAAAGCTGGTTCAGCCATTCGGATAGGAAGCACTGAAATGGGGACGGAAGAAATACCAGCATCAATCGCAACAGAAGCAGCCTTCTTGTGTTTCACATACGGACTTCCTGTCATGACAAGCAACGTGAGTACAAGCGTACTCGGCAACTGTACAGTAAGACAGGCACGGACGATGCAAAAGTTTGAGCTGTCCCCTTTCTTTATGGTCGACCTGGTACACCACGACGGTACAGTACACCCAGCAATTAACAGCCTCCTGAGACAGTTCAAGTTGAAAGAATCGGACACCAAACTAAGCACGCTGGCAATACCGAATGCAGTAACCACATTCTGGAAGAGCGCTCGAGAGTACAACTCCTTAGGAGCCCGCACAACAATCGATGATGCAGCTAAAATACCATTTATGATCAAGGACGTTCCAGAACACTTGCAAGAAAAACTTTGGGAAACAATTCAGCAGTACAAGGGCGATGCAGGGTTTGGAAGATGCACATCAGCCAATGCGTGCAAAATAGCATACACACTCTCTGTGAGTCCCTTCATGATCCCAGCAACAATCAACAAGATCGACGCCCTAATGGCCGAAGAACGACAAAAGTTGGAATACTTCCAAACAGTAACAGCCAACACATGCACAATCTCAAACTTCTCCATTAGTAGTCTTGGCGATATGATCAGGTCGAGATACTCAACAAACCATTCTAGAGAAAACCTGCAGAAATTACAAACGGTCAGAGACACAATCATCAACTTTGAGTGCCAGGCTGGAACTAGTGATGGGGGTACCTTCGACATGGAGACAGCACAGAAATTGGCAGAGGAGTATGGGTGCATCGATGTCATTTATCACCAATCGAAAGGAGCTCTTAGCAAACGACTCGGTCTCAAAGGCAGGTGGAATCAGAGCCTTATATGCAAAGACCTATTGATTTTCTGCGGCGTAGCCATTGGCGGCACATGGATGATGTTTCAGAGCTTCAAGGACGGGATGGCTGACGTAATTCGACACCAAGGCAAAGGTAAACGGCAAAGACAGAAGCTTCGTTATCGACAAGCAAGGGATAATAAGATGGGCATTGAAGTTTATGGTGACGATGCGACGATGGAACACTATTTTGGAGCTGCGTACACAGAGAAAGGAAAGAAATCCGGAAAGACGAAAGGAATGGGGACGAAAAATCGAAGATTTGTTAACATGTATGGGTACAACCCAGAAGATTACTCGTTCATCCGATTTCTGGACCCACTCACAGGGAAAACAATGGATGAACAAGTATTCACTGACATAAGTCTCGTCCAAGATGCCTTTGGTAAAGAAAGACTCAAACTCCTGTCCGAAGGGGAAATTGAGTCAGAGCACATGCGAAATGGGATTAGAGCTTATCTTGTCAAGAATCTTACCACAGCAGCTCTCGAAATAGACATGACCCCTCACAACTCTTGCCAGCTCGGAACCAAGACAAACAACATAGCAGGATTTGTAGACAGGGAGTACGAATTGCGTCAAACCGGGGAAGCCAGGGTTGTTGCTCCAGCACTGATTCCAAAAGACAATCCAATCACGGACGAGGATATTCCCGTAAAGCATGAAAGCAAGACATTGTTCAGGGGCTTAAGAGATTATAACCCTATAGCATCAGCAATATGCTTGCTCACTAACGAATCAGACGGAATGAAAGAGACAATGTACGGCATTGGTTTTGGCAACACAATTATTACAAACCAACACCTATTCAGACGCAACAATGGCGTACTAAGGGTTCAGTCGAGACATGGTGAATACGTTCTTCCAAATACAACGCAACTCAAAGTACTTCCTTGCGAAGGAAGGGACATAATGGTCATCATTCTTACACCAGACTTCCCTCCGTTCCCACAAAAACTGAAATTCCGTCCACCGATCAAAGGAGAGAAGATTTGCCTTGTTGGATCCTTATTTCAAGATAAGAGCATAACCAGCACCGTATCCGAGACGAGCGTGACAACACCCGTGGACAACAGCTTCTTGTGGAAACACTGGATCACTACAAAAGACGGACATTGCGGGCTTCCACTAGTATCATCAAATGATGGATACATAGTCGGAATCCACAGCGCCACAAGCTCACGGCAAACACAGAACTACCATGCAGCGATGCCCGAAGATTTTCATCAAACACATCTTATTGATCCAGTTTCGAAATCGTGGGTGAAACATTGGAAGTATAATCCAGATAACATGGTTTGGGGAGGCATAAATCTCATTAATAGCACGCCAAGGGAACCCTTCAAGATAAACAAATTAGTGACAGACTTATTCGGGGATGCAGTACAGTTTCAGTCCAAACAGGATGAGTGGTTCGCAAGTCAGTTGAAAGGCAACTTGAAAGCAGTGGGGAAAAGCACAAGCCAACTCGTGACAAAGCACACAGTCAAGGGTAAGTGCATGATGTTCGAGTTATACCTGCAAACACACGAAGAGGAAAAGGAATTCTTCAAACCACTGATGGGAGCCTACCAGAAGAGCCGCTTAAACAGAGAAGCATTTACAAAAGACATCATGAAATACTCCACACCGATAACAGTAGGCATCGTCGATTGTGACACGTTTCTGAAAGCCGAAAAAGGAGTCATAAAACGCTTAGAGAAACTTGGGTTCAGTGGTTGCGAATATGTCACAGATGAAGAGGCAATATTTCAAGCCCTAAATATGAAGGCGGCTGTTGGTGCACTATATAGTGGAAAGAAGAGAGATTACTTTGAGAGCTACGGTCCAGAAGAAAAAGAGAATATCTTGAGAGAAAGCTGTAAGCGACTATACACAGGTAAGTTTGGAGTGTGGAATGGGTCACTCAAGTCGGAACTGAGACCTATGGAGAAAGTTATGGCAAATAAGACACGTGTCTTTACAGCAGCGCCGCTCGACACTCTGCTTGCTGGAAAAGTCTGTGTTGATGACTTCAACAATTACTTCTACAGCAAAAACATCGAGGCACCTTGGACAGTTGGCATGACGAAGTTTTATGGTGGGTGGAACGAACTCCTTACGAAGTTACCAGACGGCTGGGTTTATTGCGATGCAGATGGATCACAATTCGATAGTTCTTTGTCACCATTTCTCATCAACTCAGTTCTCAGAATACGTTTAAAGTTCATGGAAGATTGGGATCTTGGTGAACAAATGCTCAAAAATTTGTACACAGAAATTGTATATACAGCGATCCTCACTCCAGATTCAACCATAGTGAAGAAATTCAAGGGGAATAACAGCGGACAGCCATCCACGGTAGTAGATAACACATTGATGGTCGTGCTAGCAATGACATACACGCTGCACAAGTTAGGCTTCGAGGACGAGGAACAAGACTCTATGTGCAAATACTTCGTCAATGGAGATGACCTGATCATCGCGATAAAACCAGAATATGAATCACTACTGGATCAGTTCCAACACTGTTTCAAAAGTTTGGGCTTAAATTACGATTTCAACTCACGAACGAGGAAGAGGGAGGAATTGTGGTTCATGTCACATTGCGGCATCAAGAAGGATGGAATCTTCATCCCAAAACTCGAACCAGAGCGCATTGTGTCAATCCTAGAGTGGGATAGATCAGACCAGCCAGTACATCGCTTAGAGGCCATATGCGCAGCAATGATCGAATCATGGGGTTACGACAAGTTAACCCATGAAATTCGAAAATTTTACAAGTGGTGTCTGGACGAAGCACCATATGCTGATTTGGCAAAAGCGGGAAAAGCACCGTACATAGCAGAGTGTGCTCTTAAACGATTGTATACCAGCAAGGAAGCCAGCGAAGCAGAATTAGAAAAATACATGGAAGCCATACGTAGTCTTGTCAATGATGAAGATGACGACGATATGGATGAAGTCTATCATCAAGTAGACACGAAGCTTGATGCAGGCCAAGGCAGTAAAAATGATGATAAACAGAAGAGCTCAGCGGATTCAAAAGATAATGTCATCACGGAGAAAGGAAGTGGTTCTGGGCAGGTGAGGAAGGATGACGACATCAACGCAGGGCTACATGGCAAACACACCATACCTCGTACAAAGGCAATCACACAGAAAATGAAGTTACCAATGATCCGAGGTAAAGTGGCTTTGAACCTTGATCATTTGCTGGAGTACGAACCAAACCAGAGAGACATATCAAACACACGCGCGACTCAAAAACAATACGAGTCATGGTACGACGGAGTTAAGAATGACTATGATGTGGATGATAATGGCATGCAATTAATTCTGAACGGATTGATGGTTTGGTGTATAGAAAACGGGACATCCCCGAATATAAATGGAACATGGGTGATGATGGACAGTGAAGAACAAGTAGAATATGCTCTGAAACCCATCATCGAACACGCGAAACCCACGTTTCGCCAGATAATGGCCCATTTTAGTGACGCAGCCGAGGCGTACATTGAGATGAGAAACAAGAAGAAACCGTATATGCCACGATACGGACGGCTACGAGGCTTGAACGATATGGGGTTAGCTCGCTACGCTTTCGACTTTTACGAAACAACATCAGCGACCCCAAATCGGGCGAGAGAGGCGCACAATCAAATGAAGGCAGCTGCTCTAGTGGGAACACAGAACAGACTGTTTGGAATGGATGGAGGCGGTTCAACCCAGGAAGAGAACACGGAGAGGCACACAGCCGCAGATGTAAATCAGAATATGCACACTCTCTTAGGCGTGAGAGGGTTGCACTAAAGGCGTGTGTTGGCATTTAAAGACTGTAGTATAAATCTATAATATAGTGAGTGTTTCACTCCTTTTATGTTTATGTATGCACTTATTTGTCCGTTAGTATTCTCTCCCTGTACTTCGCTCGTAAGGGCGTAGGTTCAGCTGAGGGCTTTTCTAGTTTCCGCTGTGAGGTTTTACCTCGAAGGTTGCTAGTCTGGTTTTCAGTCGGAGAC